ATTCAAAACCTCAACACGAACTATGCCAGTAACAGCGTTATACATAAGTTCATCATTGGTTCCCAACCAAGAAGATTCAGGCCTAATACAGTACATCCAAGGACGTGAAGAAATATAAGGCACAGTGAATGAAACTTCAGTAGAAGTACGAAGATCAATAATAATCTTCTGAGTTTTTGAAATATCAGGAGTTCCAGTAGAAATATCTGTATTATAATAAAATGGTATAAAACTAATTCGTAATCTACCAGAATGAAATTGTGTTTTAACAAATTTAAAAGTATAAACAATACTACCACGCCAATAGGTATGAGAATTTGCAACATAACCCATATGTGTACAGCGAAATCTATCAAGAATAGTATCAGAATAAGTCTTTACCTTAAAAGGTGTAACAAGATTATCCCATAAAACACTATTCGTAGCTGCATCAGTCGACCACGTAAACCTATCCCAAAAATTTGGTATAGATAAAATATGTGAAAAATCCATTTCATCAGCAGAAGTTCCAGCCAAACCAGCACTTGTCTCTATCTCATTAGAAGAAGATAAAGCCATTTTATGTGAACAATCCGCACCATCATAATTAGCCATACGTGCCTGAGCACGCAATTTTGTTTCACAAGGAAGTCCCTGTATAGTTGGTTTAGAATAACCCAACATTTTAAAAATATTTGAAGCAGCAGCAGATATCCATGCTGGTTTAGTAAACATATTACCAAGAATTGGAATCCTTGATAATGTAGAAAGACCTTCAGATATTTGACCAATGCCCGCAGATGGCGAAGCATTATCTTTTAATTGTTTTAATTCAAGACCGCCTTGAGCGAAAATCTTGGAAGGTTTCTTTTTATAAGTTTGATTTTTATATAATTTTTGCATATCTTTATCGGTGAAATTACCAGTTGCTATATGCTGAGCAATTGATAAATAATTTGGAGCACTACCAGTAAATATGTTTGCACCTGTAGGATATTGAACATCAACATCTTCCAAATGCGCCCATACGGTGTATTCCACTGAACCAGTTCCTGATATTTGATCCCTTAATTGACTATATACAACAAGATATATAGCACCAAAAGATCCCTGGCCAGTAATTAAATTATAATAAACATGCGGAGATACATAAGGTATTCGCATTTCAACTTCCGTACCAACACTTAAATCAAGATCAGTTCTGGGACATCCAGATCTACCCTGAAGCGTAGAATTAACTAAATCAACACGATTAGGCATATATTGTGCATACGGATAATATTGCAACATAAGTCTACCCTGTTGAAATGGTTGAGAATTTACTTGTACCTTAATTACGAGTGTAGCCCTAAGACCTACAAAACCACGTAATTTTTCCTGATACATAGCATTAGCTATTAAAACTTCAGGAAAATTTGCGGTATATAATTGTGTCTCTGTAATATCGGTTGAAGACCAAAGACCAGTTTGCACAATTATAGGACGAGAAAGAAAATCAGTTATTGTATGTTGACGCTCCTCACGGGTCGTCATACTAAGATAATCTCCAGACAAGTTAGCCAAGTCTGGGAGAGCGTCTGTTGAAGGAGCAACACCTTCGCTCGCAAAATGGACAATTTCTTGCTGTGTGGATTCAATTTGCTTATCTTGGTTTTCAATTTGAGTATTTGTATTTGTATTTGTTTGAAAGCTAGCAGGTAAATTTCTTAGACGTATCGACTACCTAATCAACAACGTCGCATGGTGTGTTCCTTGGATAATATGGGGCTGCCACTGGACATCCTAGGATATAAGGTTAAATAACCAGTCCAATTACTAAAATAGCAATACCTGTTCTTTGATTAACCACCAAATGTTTATATGAACAGGCAAGATCACATCTTAGCTTTATTTGTGTTTTATTTATTTAAAACATATATAATTCATCTGCCTGATAGGTAATATCACGCAAATAAGCATTATATGTCAAAATTTGTGGTATAGATGGTAAATCCTTTGCAATTCGTGTGATACCACTCTTTAATTTATTGAATTCATCTTCCCCATGAAATACAATTTCACGAAAAGCCGTTTCAATGTTATTCATTAAAATAATATTTGGATCAATCGTATTACGAGTCCAATTTAACATTTCATATATGACATCGATTTTTAATGGTGCAACCGTACGTTGTAATTCATTACTATATCTAAAACTTCGTTTTAAAAAGAAAATATCTTCCAATGTACGAGATTCAACAATAACACCAGTTTTACCCTCATCAGTATATTCATGTTTCATATCAATCATAATTTCACTGATTTTCTTTTGATTAAAAATATGAATAACCCTATCAGAAATATTTAAACAATTATCATCACCATAAGTTATTAATGAAACATTATTTCTGAAATGTTTCATGGATGACATTTTTGGACAATCGCGTTGCATGATTCTAATCCAAGAAACACGCATAATAATAGCATTGTATAAACAATTTATAATAACAGTAAAAGGATTACCAGAAGGTTGTGAATGAGTCCACATATATACATTGTTATCATAAATATGTACGGAATGTACTAAATGTGTCCATAAGCCCAAACAGGTCTTTAACACATCCCTACCTTCCTCTGTAGAAAAATCATTAAATTGTTCTAACCATTTAACAAAAATTTCCCAAAAGATAGACCATAAAATTTGTGATACCAATGAACCATCAAAATTACCAAAATCACCAGCAACTACATGTTTACCTTTAGATTTTAATCTTTTTGCGATTCTTTCCCAATCCAATGAATATGGATTAGTACCAACGGCAACTTCATTATCAATTCTATTATGCATTAACCAAGCTGAGAATGGTAAAAAATATTTTCTAAAAGCGACAACAAAATGTTGTGGACCCGCAGAAAATACACGTGTTTTACCAATATCAACTTTAGCAATTTCACGACGTTCATCTTTTAATGTATCTATAAACAATACATTAGTTATTTTACCATTTTTACAATCATCTAATAATTGATCAACATCTTTACGAAGTTGCATAGCATCTGGTCCAGTAAAATCAAAATCCATACCACTACCCATCCAACGAGTTTTACCAGGACTTCCCTTATTTTCTAAAGAATAAGGAAAACCTGGTGAAGTCGTTCTATTAATAGCACACATGAATTCATCATCTCCTGTTCCACATATAGCTTCTTCATAAGTCAAAATTCTTTGATATTTTTTAATATCCAATTGTGTATTATATTGGCCAAGTGTAACCTGTGCAACATCTTGTGCTGCAGATTTTACCTCTTCTTCCAATAAAACAGCCGTTTCTACTCCACATTTCTTCAATCCCTTTAATAATGGACTATGTAATACACCATTAATCATTTTTGGTTTTAATAATGCCG